CCCTTGACAGGATCATGCGCGTAAGACTACCGTCTTACCCGTTTGTGAAGGTTAAGGGTGCCACATCCGTGAGCGCTGCCAAACCAGTTACTAAAGTAGCTGGTAGCCGCAGGCCTCGACGGGTGGTCCCTAGTCTTCGATCTTCGGTGCACACCAGAGAGATTTGGAAACCTCTCTGGTGCGCTCTGATTTCTTGTGGTCTCGGAACACGTGCTGGGTCTTGGGTATTCAGGAAGTGGTTGACCGCCGCCATTGCTCGCAATGGTTGGCTTGCGACCGCTTTGACGCTCAAAGAGGTCTGCGGTGAGCTTCGATCGTCTGCTCTTGAGCAACGACGGGCACACTGTCCAGGAATACCTAAGCGGCTTTCGCGTTGGCTTGATCATCGATTGTCTGTCAAGGGTAAGCTTGCCTTTTCTAGGCTCGCTCGCGCTCTTCCAAGCGCCCCGACATCGGTGCAACGCAAAGCTGTAACCCAGCACCTCACAACACTGCACAGTAGACACGTGACTCCTCCCCGGTTGCTGGAGGATATCAAGAGTCATGTCCACACACTGCTGCGCGGTGCGTTCCGAGAAGGAACTTCGTTGTCCGTGCCTTCGTCGTCTGCCGCTACGGTTGAGGCTGGTCGGGCCGTAGGCGGATACAACAGTGTAGTACAGGGTCTCGTCAAGAAGGCAGAAATCACCTCCTTTTCTGAGATACTCGCCGGGTTGCGTAACCTGGGAGCACCTGTACCAACACCTGAGGTATCCCGCCTCGCCGACTGCCTCGAGCGTAGACTTGCTCGCAAACGCGCTCGTGTACACCTTCCTCCCGCCGTCAAAGACGCCGAGATCTCGTCTGCCCACGCAACCGGCAGATTGATCCGAGACTCGGTGGGGAAGAGGGTTGTCCACGAAGCAAGCGTGATTGCGGAGTTGGGACTGAAGGCACGGATCATTACCAAACCGCCGGCCTCTCTCTTCGCCAAAGGTGATCTGGTTCGCCAGATTCTTTGGCCTGCTATACTCGCTAAGGTCCCTCAGATCCTTCCGTATGCTCCGCACACGGAAGAGGCGATCTTGGCCCGCTTGTATAGAGCGGCTCATCCAGATAAGGTGTGGCTTAGTGCCGACCTTACCTGCGCGACGGATGGATTTGGACACGATGCGATTCTCGCCGTCATTGAGGGTCTGAGAAGGGCAGGCATGCCCCTTCTCTTTACCCAAGAACTCCAGGAGTCCCTTGGAGTTGGCAGAGAGCCTCATTACGTCCGTTACCATCTTTCGCAGATGAGCCATGAGGGGAGAGAGTATTGCCGAAAACACTTTGGAGTGGTTAAGGGTACGGTTGACGTGCCCAAGTCTCGAGGGTCGCTCATGGGAACCCCATGCTCGTTCTCGATACTTAGCCTCCTTAACCATTGGATGAGTGAGAGACTTGGCCCCAGCAGGATAATCTGCGGAGATGATCTTGCCGGTCTCACTCACCCCTCCAACGTGTCTTCCTACGCACAGCGCGCCGCTGCAGTAGGAAGCAAACTCCATGAGAAGAAGAGCTTTAGGTCTCATATCGGCTTCGTGTTCTGCGAAGCTTATGCCCTCACTGGCCGTGAGGGCAAACCTATGGTCTCCTTTAGGCCACCTTCTCTCAAGGAGTTTGTCAGGAATGGTAATGGGGTCATGTGCCAGCATTCTGTGGACCCGTCTAGCTTCAACCGACTTGCACGTTGCGCCCGCACTCTTTACAAGAGGCAGCGGAAGGTTGCGGCTAGACGTCAGAGGCCCGCAGAGCTTCCCGCCGCACTCGGCGGCCTCGGACACCCATGCAAGGGGCGCCTTCGGGTGCCTGTGTGGTGTCGGAAAGCTCTGTGGGAGTTGTATCTCTGCGAGAATGCTGCGCATAACGGTGCGCATGACCCAACGAAGTTCATACGAACTCTTCAAGTTCCCGCCATCCCCGTTCAACGCGGGGCTTGGCGAAAAGCGAGGGACGACGTCGATAGGTGGATTGGACTCCACCGAGTTAATGACGACTACGACGACGTCCCAGGCTTTGTCACCAACCAGGAAGTTAGTGCGTACTTGTCCACATGCACTAATACTTCCTTCTTGGCGGTTGGTGGCAGGTTCAAGAAGGTTCGTCCACAAGAAATCAAAGTTCGGAATGCGCGCTGGCCCAAGCCTGTTGACGGATGTCGACAGGGGGTCTTGTCCACTCACACGAGGATCGTACAAATCCTTGAGTGGGACAGGAGAGCTCGGTGTGAGCTCGTCCAGCCATTCCGTGCACCATTTTCGGAAC